CCGCGCATGGCCTGATCTATCGTCACTGTCATTGCAGATTTCCTCCTTTAAGGATGGGGCGGCTATTGCCGCCCCTTTTTCTTAGCTGTTGCAGCACCCGCCGCACTTCGGGATCGGGTTGTAGAGCGACTGCGCCGTCGTTGCGGTTCCGGTCGTGACGTCGGCGACCTGCTTGGGATAAAAGGTCGCGTTTACATAGGTGACGATGGAGTTGTCACCGCAGCAGCGGCGCTCGGCCTCCATCTTGACCGCGCCAAGGGCTTCTTTGCGGACAGACTCGACGTCCTGCTTGACCAGCGCGAAGCTATCCTCGGTGCGCTGGTTGTGGACGGCCTGCTTGCACAGCGCCTCACGGACGTCCTTGAGCTGCCCATCGATATAACCGTACACCTCCAGCATCTTGCCGTCGTTGTACGTGTTGGCCTTGAGTAGCGCGATCTCGCTGTCCTTCGCGGCCAGCTATAGAGCACAAAAAGAGGCAAGCACAGAGTAATCTGTGCTTGCCTCTATCAGGATCGCCGTACACCGCTTTATAACGCCCTTCATGCCGTTTACGGAAAACCCATATTGTTCTGCTAGCTGTTCCGCTGTTTCCCCGTCACAGATGTTCCTGCGCATGATATCGCGGTATTTGGCATTCAAGATCCACTCGGAGATCAAGTGCTCCCACTCGCTGCGCGGCTTCGTCGGAAGACCGCGCTGCAAGGCTTAATCTCCGAATACGCCCGCGCGGTCGAGAATGACCAGCATACGGACGTTATCTTCGGCGAGGTCGAGGATCATGCCTTCCCCTTCGCCGGATTTACCGGTCAGGAAGCCCTTTGCAATGAGCTTGTCCAGCGTCTGCCGGTAAAGTGTGTTGTTGACGTCTCTCAGCTTTTCGTATCGCATTTCACGTTCTCCTTTCGCGTTTGGCCCGTCTTCCAACACCATGACCGTATGCCCGGACGATACCAGAATATCGCCCCGGCGCAGGTAGGCGTCAGATGTCAGGTACTTCCGGTCAGTCAGCAATTCAAATTCTCCCGTAGCAGGGAAGCAGCGCATCATGCAGTAGGTCGTGCAGGAATTGCCCTGCTTGCGGTAGGTTTCTTTCAGGGCGTCGACGCCAGCGGAAATTGCGCAGAGCATCACAAATGCGCTGCAGTCCGTTTCTACGGGCTTTGCGATCTTGCTCAGAATGAAGTCTACCGCTTCCGCAGCGACGTAGGCTGTGTTGCGACCGTCCTGATCGTACCCGATGTTCTTGTTGCCGACACCAGCTTCGCACGCCTGCGCGGCAAGTTCGGCTTTTCTGCGGTCTTTGAATCGAAGAATTCCGAGCCAGTTTCCAGCGTACCAGCGCGAGAAATTAAGCTCCCGGCCGGTCTGGTTCCCGGCCTGCTGGTTGTGAGCACCAGATTCCCCAAGGCTCGCCTGTCCGATTCTGACACTCATGCCTCGTCTACCTCCGGCAGGCCAGCAACGCTCGTCAGCAGGGACAGGATACCAGCCAGCGCCGACGCGGACGCAACGAGAAGCCAGTTGACCTCTGCGATTGCGACGCTCGTACCGATAGTTGCCACCGCCGTCTGTGCAACGGTCTTGATTGCGCGGATGCCCGCTGCTTTCCACCACTTTTTGTTCATAATATGTTCTCCTTTCAAATTTGCGCCTTGCGGCGTGTATTACAGAATTTTCCCCAGCACCCAGCCGATAACGCCGGTGACCAGTGCGGTCACGACGATCTTGACCAGTGCGTCCCAGTTCTTCCCCGGGCGGGCTGTGAGGTTGTTGACGCTTGTCTGCATGACGTCAATCTTATCGTCGAGCGTCTTCATGTGCTCTGCCATGACGGCGACGGCCTCTGCCAGCTTGGCCACGGCGTCGGTCTTCTTTTCGAGATCCTTGATCCGGCCGGTGTTCCGGTCGACGTTGCCGCGGATCTCCGCGACTGCGATATTCAGATCCTGCAAATCCATACGGTTCTCCTTATTCGTATTGCCATGCAATGGCTCCATTTACAGCGGGCGTCGTTTCTTCTGCGTTCAAAGACATACCTCTGGCCATCAACGTTGTATAGTTTGTGTCTGCCTCATGCACACCTGTAGCACGGTTGAACATCTTGTACACCGTGTTCACGGACCTTGGTGTAACGGCCTTGTCGGTATCCGTCCGGTTTACTGCGTCCACCAGATATGTGATGCCTTTGGCCCCTGTTCCGGCACTCGGAAGATCCGCCCATGTGCCGTCGCCTTTCAGATACTTTCCCTGCTGACCCTTTGCGGGGGCAGGAACAAAGCCTGCCGTTCCGGCAGCAGCGCTGGTTGCGCCGGAGAACTCAACCACGTCCGCATTATCTCCCTTCGGACCCTGCGGGCCGGTCGCGCCGGTGGGGCCTTGCGGGCCGGTTTCTCCCTGCGGGCCTTTGAGGTTTACGGGCGCGGGGTTGGCCTTGCTGCCGTCATTTGTCCAACTCAGGACGCCCGCAGCGGAGACGGACGGCGTGAATGTCGTGCCGTCTGCGCCGGGTGCTCCATCCTTGCCGTTCGTGCCAGCTTTTCCCGGTGCGCCGTCCTTGCCGGGGCTTCCGTCTTTGCCGGGAGCGCCGGTCGGGCCTGCCGGGCCGGTCGGGCCTGTCTCGCCTTGAGGGCCTTGTGGGCCTGTCTTGCCCTGCGGCCCCTGCTCGCCCTGTGGGCCAGTCGCACCGGTATCGCCCTTATCGCCCTTCGCGCCTTGCAGCGGGCCATTGTTGACCCATGTCCCGGACACGCCGTCGTAGATATAAATGTCATACGGTTCCGCCGTGCCGACACCGTAGGCGTCGCCGACATCTGGGCTTTGGACAGCGTTCTGCAGCACAGATGCCGTTGCATAATAGCCCTTGACAACGAAGCCCGCGCCCGTGTCTCCCTTCGGCCCGGTTGGGCCGGTCGGGCCAGCAGGGCCGGTCTCGCCCTGCGGCCCTTTCTCGCCGGTGTCTCCTTTCGGCCCCTGCGCTCCTGTATCGCCTTTTTCGCCCTTCTCGCCGGGGTCTCCCTTCGCGCCGGTTGCTCCGTCCTGCCCTTCCGCGACGACACCGGTATCCTGCATTCCGATAAACCAGTGTTTGTTGCTGCCGATATGCGGGGTTACGCCGTCTGCGCCATCTGCCCCGGCTGCACCTGTAGCACCTGCCGGGCCAGCAGGGCCAGGTGGGCCTGCTGGGCCATTATCGCCCTTTGGGCCTTGTGGGCCGGTGTCGCCTTTATCACCTTTTAACGCATTGACAACCTGCATCGCCGCAGTGTCAGGGGCTACGGCCATGTTCAGCCGCTGTTCAAATACTGCGTCAGACATAACGACATACCTCCTACAGAAGTTCTTCTACGCCAACGACGGCGATCTCCGTTGCCCGGGAATTGCCGTTCTCGTCTGTGAACGTCATTTGACAGCGGGCCGGACGGACAGTCAAGCTGTCCGCGTCGGCCTTCGGGATCTCAACGGTAAAGCTCGTCGGAGAGGATACCGTCGGCGTATAGGATTTGGAAAAGCTGTCGCCCTGCACGACCTTGAAGCTAAGCCCCGTACACTGCGTCAGATCGACGCCGCGCATCGTGACATACAGGACGTTTTTGATTTTCTGTACCATAGATACCTCCTATCTGAGCCTGTCCCAGATTTTTTTCTTGGTGCTGTCGCCATAATCGTACATGCTGATCGCAATGGCGTATTTCTGCTCCTGCGTCAGGTCTGTGCTGTTCAGATAGTCGCAGAACCACGTCCACGCATTTTTGTATCCTGCCGCTTTTCGCTCGTCCTCGTTCGGGCGCTCTTCGTACTCCACAATCGCGTCGATATAGTCTGCCATTTCCGCGCCGGTGTCCTTGACATTATGTGACCATCCCGCTTGATACGACGGAGAAAGTTCACTTTTCGCGGAAGACGTGCTGATGTTTCCTTTTCGCAGCTGTTCAGAGAGGTAAGTATACGTCTTTGTGTTGTCCGTATAGAATCCCATGCGGATTGCGGATTTCTGGTCTTCCGTCCACGTCTGCTTGTCAAGCCATGCGTCGAACTGTGATTCTGCGCTTTCGGTGACTTTTCCGTCTTCGTCTTTTACGTCTTTCATTCCGGCGTGCGCATTCGCTGCCTGCAAAGCCATTGTCGGAGTGACCTTCGCGGTTCTGCCGTACCGGTCATAAGCCTTGATCTCCTTGTCACTCAAAACAGCAAGCGCAACCGCGTCGTTGATCTCTCCGCTCTTGTAAGCTGCCAGATACTCGTCCGCTTTTGTGCCGTTTTTGTTGGTATCGGAATAACGGTTCTCAATTGTCTTCTCCATGAAATACTGCGCAAGCTCCTTGCTGCCCTTGCCTGCCAGTTCCTTCTGTGTGTCCGTCAGCTTACCTCCGTACTTGGACGCTTCCAACGCCTCAAAGTACGCGTTTGCTTTCTCAGTCGCAGAAGCCACAAGTTCTTTGGAAAGGCCGATATAATCTGCGCCCTTATACTGGTTCTCAACACCGGAAAACTGCTTCTTCGTATCGTCAGAAAGATAATGCTGTGCCTTGACGGCAGCGGAGATCATGGCGTTGTTCCGTTCTGCGCCGGATTTCTCCAAGATCTTCTGCGCGGAAGCTTTCATTTCATACCCGATCCCAAGTTTGTCCTTTGCGCTCTCCACCGCAACGTCTTTTGCCTGCTTCAAAATCTCCGCTTTCATGCTGTCCGGCATGGACTTGTAATTCTTATCATTCATCAGCGCGGTCACAGAAGCGGAATACGCGTCGCCGTATGCCTTCTGGTATATGCTGCGCTGCTCGAACGTCAGGCTGACAGATTCGCCGCCGACCTTCACAGAGCGCGGAGCCGTGCGGTCAGGATACAGAGAATTGCCAGTCGCATCGCTGATCTTCTCGATCTCGGAGGAAACTGCATCTGTCTTGTACGTCGTGATATTGCCGGGGTTCACGTTCCGGTTCATGAAGTTGCGGATGCCGCCCTCGTTCTTGACAGGATTTCCCCATACGTCTGTCTTCGCTGGGAGTGTTTCACGCAGGCCGGGGATAGACGCTTTCGCGTTGTCAACAGCCTGCTGCCAGACGTTATCCGAAGAATAGGCGTTCCGCTCCGTGTCGTCAAGGCCCTGCGCAATGCCGCGCAGCGCGTTCGGAATGACACTGGAAAGCTGGTTCGCGGCGTACTTCTGCGCGGCGTCCAGCATTTTTCCGCCGGGCGTGCTTGCATCGCTGTACTGGTAGTTGTTTACAACATCCTGCATCGTGGACATGACCGGCGTATCCAAGACAGACTGCAACGCGCCGGACAGGGAATTTCCGAGCACACGGCCAGCCGTCACGCCCGCTTCACTGCGGATATCATCTGCGATCAGTGCGCCGGTCGTCAGCTGGGCGTTAAGCGGGTCGAGGAAGCCAATGGAAAGCAGCGTGTCGCCGTGCTGCCATTCGGCGCTTTCACCGCGAAGATCACGAAGGGCCGCGCTGATATTCAGCTGTGTCCCGTCAAGGCCGTGCGTCTTTCCGAGCGCGTCCTTGTTCTTGTCTTCGTCGTCGCCGGTCACTTTCAGCCATCCGCGAAGCGCGCCAGCTGCAGCAATGGCGATCATGCCGGAGCCGGTCAGTGCACGGCCTACGCCCTGCACCGCCTTTGCCTGCTGCGCCGCTGTCAAATTTCCCTTCTTCGCGGAATCAAGCATATTGATGAAATCTGCGGTGGAAACGAGCAGACCGGCAGGGGAATACTCGATTGCCCGTGCGCCGAGGTTCGACGGAACCTGCGCGAACGGAAGCACAATATCGCCCGCGCCGATATCGCCGATATGCGCCTTATTGAGCGCGTTTCGGATGCCGATTGCCGCATCGGACAGGACATTCTTGTCCTGAAACGTGCGGTAAAGGGCTTCCTGCTTGCCCGCGTCGCGCAGAGAATCATCCTTGATCTTGCCCTTTTCATAGAGCCGGTCAATTCCCTTCTGGACGCTGGCCTCGATACCGCCCTTCTGGAATTCGTCGGTCGCGTTCAGGGTGTAGCCCTCATACGCTTCCCAGACAGACATGAGTTTCGAGAACACGCCGCCGGACATTTTAAAGGTGCGGTTTGCGGTGTTCTCATACTTGCCAGCGCCGCCGGACGTATCAACGTCAAGGCCGACCTCCATGCAGGCACGAGCAAGCCCATCCATGGAGCCTTTGCGCTTTGCCGCCGAGAACCACGACGCATCGCCCGCGACGCTGCGCGTGCCGGTGATCGTGGATACCAGCATATCCAGCGGAACAGAAATATTCCGTGCAACGCTGTCAACCGGGTCGAAAACGTTATTGGAAACAAGGTTTCGCATGACGGTTGAAGCCTTGGACAGCATACCCGCACGCCGCACAGTCTTGACCTTCTCGCCTGCGGAAACCGTCCTTGTATCCGCTGCGATGTTGTAGATACTGTCAGCAGCAAACGTCTTAAGAAAGTCGAGGTTTTCCCCGCCGCCGGACTGTGCTTCTGCACGCGCATAGTTCGCAATGCGATTCATGGCCCAATTGACAATGGGCGAGGTCTTATTGCCGATGAGCGTACCGGTCTGCCGGACTGTGCTTGCGCTTTTGATGATGTCAACCAGATCGTTGACGTTGACCTTCGCGTTCTCCTGTCCGGTGCCGACCGCCGCGTCGTACTGCTGCGCAAGCGTGTTGACGCGGTTCATGATCTCGGCTTTGTTGGTCTTCTTCGCCGCCCGTTCCAGCGCCGCAGAAGCGTCCGCAACAATGCCGCCGCCCGTCTGCCGGGAATACTTGGCGTAGGCCTGCAATGCCTGACCGGCTGCCGTGCCGTGCGCAGAAACTTCCTTGCGCCAGTTGGAATACTCCGTCCAGTCTCCGGTCTGCTCCGCTGCCCTGCGGTAGTTGTCGAGGATCGTCATGCCCATGTCGACCTCTTCACCGCTCCAATTATGCTTCCCGCGCAGTTCGGCCATTTCCCCGGCGTAATCCTGCGCCAGCCGCAGCCGGGCGTTGTCAAGGCTCTTCGCCTCGGAAATGGTGTCGTACATGATCGGCGTTCGCTGCGATTCCGGCACGTTCCAGTCGGCTTCCATGCTGCCGATGGTGTTGCTCTGCGTCTGGGACTGCTCCGGGACAGATTCAAACTGACTGCGCATCGCGCCCATGTCGTTTTTCGTTGCAACATCTGAAGAAATGCCGCTCAGTGCCTCGGTAAACGTGCTGCGCATGGCCTCGTCCAATGCAGACGCCTCATTGCCCGTTATAACGCCCTCTGCGCCGCGTTCCGACGCGGGCTGCGTCGTTTGCTGGGTGTTCTGATTCACGGCCTGTGCGGGGTCTGTGAGCGTTTCGCCGCGCAGCGCGGCCTGAATGGACGCGTCAAGCATTTCGTCCTGTGTCAGCTGTGTGTTCTGCGCCTGATTCTGGCTGCGCGAACCGAGCGCGCGATTCAGCGCAAAGTTCCCCGCGCCGAGGATGCCGCCGACTGCTGCGCCGGTTGCAAATTCCTCGGCTGACTGATACGGATTGAAAACAGCGTCCCGGCCCTGTGCCGTATTGTCGAGTGACAGCCACTCCCGATCTCCGTCATAGACAAGCTTCTGCATGGCGCGGCTGATCGGGTTCTGAATGAGTTCTTCGCCGCCCTCTTCGATCGCGCCCTTGATCAGATTTTTCGCCTTGCTGAGCGCAGAAAGCGTGCCGTCGTTCATCCAGTTGTTGTTTTCCAGACCACCGCCGACTTCGATCGCGGCATTTGCAAGTCCGGCTATCGTAGACGCCAGAATGGCCTGCTCGTCTGTTGCTCCGGCTCCCTTTGCCTCTGCAAAGTTACCGCCGGTTTCCTGCATAAATGAAAGCCAATACGACGGGTCGCTGGAGATCCGCCGCATAACGGTTTCGATGCTGCCTGCAAGGCCGGAGCTGGCCTGCGTAAGCGTTCCTGCGCTCGAAGTGCCGAGCGTCAAAAGCGCAAGCGCAGCCTGCGGCAGCGCTGCAATGACACCGGTTCCGATCGTGTTTACAACGTTGCCTGCTTTCGTGTCGCTCCAGTTTGCTGCGGAGCGTTCGTTCAGCGAATCGGACGTGCTCTGGGTGTACTTTGCCCAATCATGGATCGGCTGCAAAAGGGAACTTGTGAACGCCGAATCTCCTTTTACAAACTTCCCGTCCTTTGTAAACCCGCCGTTTAAATAACTTTCTACTGTTTCGACTGCCGTCGCTGCGGCGTCGGCAAAGTTGGCAATAGAAGCGTTGAACTGACCGAGACCTGCGCCAAGCATGGTGAAAAGCTTTCCGCCGATCCCCTTGTCGGTCTGCGGCTGGGCTGCGCTCTGCCGCTGCGCGATCGCCTGCTGCATGAGGCTGCCCGTCTGAGAAGGGATGCTGAACCGTTCGGAATCCCGCACCGTCGGCAGGCTGCGCCAAGCGTTCTGCTGAAGCTCTCTCCGGGCGGAAGCAAAAAACTGCTGTTCCGCCCCTCTGGTCTGCGCGTCCGCCGCTTCGTTGATCGTGAACCGGTCTGCGTCCGCCACCGTCGGGAGGCTCTGCCACGCATTTTTCCGGGCCTCTTTCTGTGCCTCTTCCTTGCGCGCCTGATACGAACGCATGACTTCTGCGCGGCTCGGCGTGTCGGTGTACTGAACGGAATAGGAGTCCCGCGCGTTCTGCCCGCTTGCCGCAGCGGCTTTAATCTCCGGGGCCGTCGCCTTCTTTACAAGCGTCAGTTCGGCGCTGGCGGCGTTGATCTGCGCCCTTGCCGTGTCATATCGTGATTTTGCCTCGGCGTACTTGCTTTCAAGGTCGCCGTTGCTCTTGCCGCGCGCCTTGTTCGCGGAGATCCGCCGGGCAATGTCCGCCATGTCCTTCTGCGCGGAAGCGGCCTGCTTGCGCAGCGTTGCAACGTCCGGGCCGGTAGATGCTGGTGCAGACTTCGCCGCGCTCTTTTTCGTGCCGGAGGTGCTGGAAGCGTATGTACCGGAACCGCCGGAGTACGAACCGCCCGCAGAGCCGGTTCCGGGGCTGGCCGGAGCAGCTGCCTGCTGCGCGTCGCGTTTCGCGGCTTCGCGGTCAATGGTGGCCGTGTAGGTCTTGCCGTCTTTCTTGACAGTGATACTGCCGTCCTCATTTCGCGTCCATAACGAACCGTCGGAAGCTTCTGCCATGTCCCCGGCTCTCTGTAACTTTTCTGACAGAGAAACACCTTTGGCTGAACCGATTCTGTACTCCGGCTGCAGCGCCTGTTGAACTGCATCATTCAACTGCTCGTCGCTGATTTTGGCTTTCTCGCCGCCCTGCGTCAGTCCGGCAGTTACCGCGTCCGTCGCCTGCCGCGCCTTTTCAGACGCAAGCACCTGTTCCGTCTGCGCCGGTGTGATTGCGTTCCGCATCGTGTCTTGCCGCAGGGAAGACGACGGTGCAGCCTGATTCGTGCTGTCCAGAACCGGAGTAGAAAAGGGCTGGGACTGTGCAGGCGTGTAGTCAGGCGCAGCAGAAACGGCGGGCGCGGATACGCCCACTCTGCCGGTCATGGTCTGCCCGTTCTTCGTGACGGTAATGCTTCCGTCGGCTTCCTTTTTCCAAAGAGAACCGTCGGAAGCTTCCGCCATATCGCCCGCTTGCAGCCTGTTCGCAAGCTCCTTGCCCTTATCGGAGTTGATAAAATAATCAGCCATATGCCCTTATCCCTTGATATCCGCTTCCATTTCTACGCCGTCTTTCGTGACGTAAACCTTGCCGTTCGGCGATTTCCGCCATACAGAGCCGTCCGAAGCGTAATATTTGTTTCCAACTTGCAGATTTCCGGCGATACCTTTGCCCTTTTCGCTCCCGATCACATACTTGTTAGTCGAATACCCCCTTGCCGTTTTGGCCATACTGGCCGTAGTCTTGCTGACTTTCTGGTAAGGGATACCATAACTCTTGTAGTTCGTCGCAAGGTAATTTTCAACGTTGTCGATGCCGCCTGCTTTGTTGATGATGTTGATGTAATACTCTGCCCACTCGATCTCATCCTGCGTGGCCTGCTTGAACGAACTGCCGCCGGACGAACTCTTGCCGTAATACCCGCCGGAGGATACGATCTGCTGCGCCTTGTCGTACATTTCGTTGAGCTGCTCCGTATTGCCGCCGCTGATACCGAGAAGTTCAGCATACGCAGAAGCGTTGCTTCCGGCGGAACTCATGACAGAGCTGTTGAGGATATTGAACATCTGCAACGCACGGTCTGCGTCGGCCTTTGCCGCGCTTGTAAGACTTTCGTCCACGCGCACAGCCTCTTCGTACAGGGCCTTTGCAAGATTCAGGTCATTGTCGGCCTGCGCTTTCTGGATCGCGCTCTGGTACTGCTGTCCAAGAAGCTGTCGCTGACGCTCGATCTCGGCGCGCTTCTCCGCCTCAGACTGGCGCAGATTGTTCATGTTCGCTGCAAGCTGGTTCTGCTGGGCAAGCTCCGCCTGTCCGCCCGTGCCAGAGTTCAGGCCGCGCGCGTTCGCGTACTCCTGAAATGCCTGCCGGTTGCGGTCTGCTTCCGCCTGTGCCTGCCGCTGCTGCTCGTAATAGATGCTGCCGAGCTTGCCTTCCTCCGCGCCGAGATCGGAAAGATTCTGGTTGTAGTCGCTTTCCAGCTGGGATTTGTTTGCCGCAAGGCTGGCTTCGTACATCTTGCGGATCATTTCTTCCTGACTGGTCGCGGACGGCGTTTTATAATCTCCGAGCTGGTTCAGATACTTTCTGTACCAGTCGTAGATGGTGCCGCCTCCGGCAGAAGAGCCAGCGCCGACCGCTGCGCCAACGTCGGTTCCGGTGCTTGTTTTATTGCCGGGCGTAAATCCCGGGTCAATGTCGCCGCCTGCTCCGCCCTGCGAAACGCCGATACTAGGGTCTAGCGGGTCGCGGTTTACTGCTCCGCCGGTCGGGGGCCGCGTTGTTCCGCCGAATCCCGGCTGCTGCTGACCGCCTGCTGGCGGATTGACCGGCGTAGTGTCTACCCCGGGCGTTTTGCCCGGGCCAAAAGAGAACTCCGGGTCAAGCGTCCTCGGTATGTCTGCTGTGGAAAGATTGCCCTGCACCAGTGAGCCGCCCTGATTCCCGCTGCCCTGATTTGCAGAAGCCTCCGGGGACTGCGTGTTCCCGAACCGCTTGTTTCCATCATAGGCAGTCCAGTTTTCCATGTAGCTTTCCGCAACACCGTTAGAGCTTCCGCCTGCGGGGTTGTCGCTCTGCGTCGGCTGCTGCACGCTTTTTACAACGGCCTGCCCGCCCGGCGGCTGCCATGGAAGAGTGATATCATTCCCGCGAGGTTGACGCAGTTGCAGCCTCCCGCCATTTCCTACCGGTGAATCCAGCGCCGGTTTCTTCCAAATATTACCGTCATTGATTCTCATTCAGCACCTCTTATGCTGCCGTGAAATACTGTCCCACAAGTTCATGCGGGAGATACTGCAATGTTATCTTGTCCCCCGCTGCGGAGCCGGTGCGCTCACAGAGATACAGATTGCCGTCTTCCGGGTCTGTGTAATACAGACCGTAGGTGTATTCCATGCCGCGAGACGCCGGAATCGGGTCGTCGTGCGTGCCCGCGTGCGTCTCGTCAATGACGGTAAACAGCGCAGGGGATATATTCGGTTCCCAGCCGGTCTGTGTGGTGTGCCCATGATCCTTGTTGACGCGGTACAGTTTGTCTACGCCGTTGTCTGCAAAGACGAGCCTGTCCCCGGGCTTGACCGTCATATTCGGTGCCCAGCGGGCATACAGTTCCTTTGCATTCAGCGCGTCATCGTCGCTCAGACTTGCAGCCGCTTTGACGATGTACGGACGCAGCGCCCGTGCTCTTTCGGTATATGTAGCCATCATTCAGCCTCCCCAAGAAGAATTTTCGCAGCCTGCTCCGCATCGGCGGAGACTTCGCGCAACAACTCCGTTTCCGTTTTCTTGCCCATCTTGCAGGTACACGTCCCATCGCGGTTGTCCGTGATCGGGCCTGCGACGCAGTAATCGGAGTTGTCCCACTCCTGCACAGATTCCCGTGTTTCGCCCGTCGGCTGGCCGCTTTCATCGTATACCTGGATGGTGTCGCGTTCGACGATATACCAATGCAGTCCGTTCACAAACAGCTGCACGGCAGCTGCATACGTCGTTTCTAGCGTGACGGCCTTGCTCTCACGCCCGCCCCAGTCCCGATCAACGAGCTTTCCGTCGATACTTGCCGGGTGTTCTGTCCCATTTGCCTTAAAATAGATCATACATACCTCCGTCATAATGTTTTGAGGGTTACATCCGCCTTGCTCCCATATTCTAAGCTGTTGGATCTGTCTATAACAATATTGCAGTTTCCCATCAACAGATACTCGTAGTTAACCTCGCCCATCGTGCCAGACGCCTTTTCAGCCACAGGGTAGTCGTTTATGAATATTCTTGCAACAGAATTGGAAGACCCTTCTGCTGCTAGCGTAATGGACGTTCCCCTCTCCAGTTCAAACGTCCCTTCGGTTCTTTTTTTCCCCTTTATAAGCACATAGCCCCAGTTATTTGCACTCGCATTTTTTGTCGTCACGGTAACTTGCACTGGGTAGCTTAATTTGATATTGTATGACGTTCCGCCAACCATCGTTCTTCCACCGTAAAGCCTGTAACCAGTTCCATCAATCTTTGCGGTGCCGCTTTTAACCGTGTAGGCCGTGCCGTTAATCAGTGTTCTATGCCCCATACTCGCAAGCCTCATTCATACTGCCACGCGATTTGGCCGTTGACAATCGGCGTGGTTTCTGCCGCAAACAACGCTTCGCCGCGTGCCATGTAGGACGTGTAGTTCGTGTCCTCCTCCGTGACAGCTGTGGTTCTGCCGATCTTGTCGTTGATCGTTTTCTCGTCCGGACTGATCTGCTTCGGGAATAAATCAATCACGTCAAGCCCTCCTTACATCTGGATATACGCGCACGGAATATCAACTGTCGGCACAGTATCGCAGGAGAAGGTAATCCCCGTTTCATTTGCGCCATAGACTTTTACCCCACATTTGGCCGCTTCTTGCCATTGTGCTAGTGTCGCCGACGTGTCAAGGCCGACCGCGATATTCCGCCCTGTTCCGATTGTAAGAACAGTCTTCTGCTTCTTGTCTGACCATCCTGCAACAGTCAAATTAAATGTGGAACCAGCTGATTTTTCCGCTTTCTCATCGATCTTCTGCAGCTGTACATCACGCAGCTGATTTTCAGATTTAATTGTAGAGATATCCCTCGAATTCTCACGCGTCTGATCTAAAAGCTTCACGACAGTTTCTTGCAGAGTGACGATCGCGGTACCTGCACTGCCACCTGCGTTGATTGCGTCCTGTACCTGCTTCGTCAGCTTTTCCATGCCGACCGTGTTGTTCGGGATGGAACCGGCGGAAATGCCCGCAAGCTGCGCCTGCACGTTTTCAATCGCCGCCTGAATGGTGCTTGCGTTTACTGCCGAGGTCGGCGTAAAGGCAAGATTCGCCGCTGCCAGCGCTGGAATGAGGACAGTGTTGATATAGGTCTGCACCGCAAGACTGCCCTCGTCGAATTTGGCCTTTAACTCCGCTGCGGAAAGCCCGCCGACGTCGTTCGGATAATCGTCCAGCTTCTGAATGATACTGAGATCAGTATCCAGTGTCGGAATGCTCACTTATGCCACCCCCGTTTCGTTAAGTGCCCTTTGAAGTTCCCCGTAGCCGCTGCCGCCGTTGACCGGGATCTCCCCAGGCTGCGGTGTGGCGGGAACAAGGTTCCCATTTGTCGCGCCCTGATTCATCTGCGACATGGCCTGATTGCCTTTCAGCTTGTCGATCAGCTCCTGCCGCTTGGAAACATAGCCCTCCGGAATCCGTTCCAGATAATCTACCAGCTCGATCTTGCCTTGCATGAGCAGATTATCGAGCGTCTGCACCGTCGTGATCTCCGACCAGTACGCAGAAGCGCCGACGTCAAGCTTCAGCGAAAGCGGGATCTTGTTCAGAATCTCAAAGTCAAACGGCGTGTTGAAGTCCTGTTCCGGCAGCGTCATGCCGAGCGGCTGAGAGTTCAGCTGGTCTTTCGTCAACATCTTTACCTGAACATGCCGCGTACCGTAGTACACGCGCATATGGTCAAGATAAATGCGCCCCAAGTCCTCAATGGATTCATACATATTCAGCTTGACCAGTTCCAGCGGCGCATTCGACGCACGCTGCAAGGCAACAATAGCCGATGTGTTATCCGGTCGCGTGTCACCGAGCGCCGCGTCAGACGCGCCCATGAAGTTCTGCGTATAATTGATCGCACTGTCGATGAACTGCGATACCTGCGGACTGATTGTCGCCGGGTCAAGGATCTTTGCGACGTTATTGACGTCGCCGCCGTTAATGCCGATGGCCGCGCCGACGCGGCTGTCCCAGCGCGGGCCAACGCGTGTTTTGTCGTAGACGATCTTCGGAAACGCCGTTGTCATAAGGGACAGCATAGACATTGCAAACAGCTTATTGACGAAGATCTGATTCGGGATCAGCTCTGCGATCAGCGCCTGTCCGTGGTAGCAGTCCTGCACATAGTCCCACGGCATCCATGTAATCGGGTAAAGCTTCAGTTCCGTGTCCTTCTCCGGCTCGACCTCTACGTCCTTCGTACACTGATAGCTGTGGATCGTCCCGGTGTCTTCGTCCTTCCAGAGATAGACAATGAGGGTGCAAAGCTTGTCCTGCAATGTGTCCATTTGGCTGTTGAAGTCTTCGGTATCAGGCCGTATCCGGTCGAGATCGTCCTTTTTGGCCCCGTTGCGTTTGGCCATGCGGCGTACTTCCTCTACCATCAGGCGGCGTGGGATGATGATATACGGCTGCGTCTGCACGCGCCGGTCGTTCGGATTGCCGAACAGAACGCGCGTATTCTCGATGATCTCCGTGACAATATCACCCTTGGCCTCCTGCCCGGTTTCGATATCCGGGTCGAAGTATGTATACGTCGCACCGTCGCCGTCAACCGCCGCATTGCGCATGAACTGGCGCGTCAGCGTCACGACCTTGTTCCGCTCAAAAATAGCCGCAAACTGCTTATTCATAACGTCGGCGACCTTCTCAAGATCGCCGAGCGAATACATACTGGTCGAGCCGAGCGGGGAGGCCTGCATGGACAGGTTGTCGCTGGAGATCGTCGCGATCTGAAACAACGCCACACGCTTTAAAAAGTTGAAGACCGGCGTCGGCAGACCGTTGCTTTCTACGCCCTCCCACTGCTTGCCGATAAAGAAGTTTTCGTTTTTCTGCACCGTGTCGTACAAGTTCAGCTGCGTGTTGACCTGTACGCCTTTGTCATATCTGCGATACGCCTTATCAGGCGTCATTTTTCCCTTCATCGCTTGTCACCCTGCGGCCCGCCGTCATACCCGAAGATATTATTCATGCCGTCCATCATTTTTTGCATTTGCTCCTGCATACGGCGCTCGTCCTCGGACGGCTCCGGCTTCGGCGCGTCCTGCTCCTGCTTCCGTTCCTCCTGAATCGGCTTGTGCCGCACAAGCACATAGCCGAGGATACAGACCGCGATCTGACAGGCCAGAATCAAAAGCTGCAAAATCAATCCAAGAATCATTTCCATGGGTTCCCTCCTATTTCACATTTCCGGTGTAGCGCACCTTCTGGTCAATGCCGAGAACGGTCACGTCGCCGAAAGTCGAACCGCTTGTAATGACGATTTTGTAATAAACAAATTTCTTTACTTTCAGCTTGATCCGCTCGATCTGCGGCGCGCGGTTCGTCAGGAACGACCAGTGAATGAAATTCACATGATCGAAGCCGGACAGGTTCGAGGAAACCTCTTTCTCCGCGTAATCGCTCTTTTTGTCGGAGCGGGCTGAGATCAGGATCCGCGCATTTGTCGCGGGCTTCATCGACACCCAGATAATAGAGCTGGTTTTCCGTTTGAAATCCGCATTGAAGGACATATTCCCGGATTCGTACCGGGATTGGATCGGTACTTCGTCGTCAGCTGTGTGTATATGGTCGAAGTCTACCAGCCGCCCGTCAGAGAAGCCGAGATACATTGCCATCCCGTCTGCGCAGCCGCAGACAGCGGGAAGCCCGGTGAACATATACCAGGTGTCGTTTTCGTAGTTGTTGACGAGCACAGTCCCTTCCGCGTCGTTCAGGAACACAAAATACTCATGCGTCATATTATTGTCGAACGTGAAGATCTTCGTCACGTCGGCTTGATTCATGGTCTTCTGGACGCGGGCGGAAACGTTCTTGGCATTGCGTTCGTCCGCATAAAGCGTGGTCGCAAGCCGCCACTCGAAAATGTTACCCGCGCAGACCGAGCGCGGATAGTTGTTGACCAGCTGCACCTGTCCGGTCGCTTCGTTGCCGATCTCCCTATGAATCGGGACAGTGTAGAAGCCCGCCGTCGTGCTGCCGTCCTCCAGCGTGATTGCTGAATAGCTGGTCGCATAGACCGCCTCCGGCTTGAAGACGAGCAGCTTTGAGTAGTGCCGGGACATTGCTGTAATCGGCGTGTTAGCTGTTCCGATCTGCATTTCGTACAGATCTGGAAAATACTCCGCGCTGGCCTCGCCGTCTTCCGTCACGCCGCAGTAATACGCTTTGTTGCTGCCGTCGCCGTACAGGAACACGCGCGTATCGGACGCGCCGTTGAAAAATTCGCTGAACCGCATTTTTTCGATCTTCACGCGCAGCGTATTCGCTACGTTGTAGAAGATTTCGACGTTGTTGCTGCCCTGCGCCGGAGCAGCGGAAAACGTTACTGTTCCTGCGGCCTTGTCGACCGTGAAGCCCGTCGTCACTTCCGTTTTCTCCACGAACACGAAATCAATGCTCGTGACGTTCTTCTCCGGCAGCTGATAGACAGTTGCCGTCCCATCCGCAGAGAACCGGACGCGGCGCTTTCCTGTCAGCATATTGACCGGTTCCAGCGTCGTGCCGCCCCCGCCCGGCGCGGAGGCGGTCACAACGACCGGCACATACCCGTGTACGGTGTCGACGTATCCGATCCCGTCCCATACCAGATACTCCGATCCGTTCAGGATATAGAGCTTATCCCCGAAGCCGAAAAACGTTGTCGGCGCGTCAAGAATGTCGCCGATGTTCTCCGCTCCGTTTTCTGTAATATTCCAAACTGCGCCGTCAGCCGCGCAGACGGTCACTTCGCCGCCCGCAACATAGCCATGCCACAGGCCGCGCACAGGGCCGGTGAAGGCGCACAGGGTTTTATAACCCGGCCTGACGCGCAGATGATATTCGCTTGTAATTTCAAAGTTCTTCAGAACCGACGCCTCGCCCAATTTCAGCTGCGTATCGCCGTCGTTGGATTCGTTCAGCCCCAAGAACTTTTTGATCGTAAAGATCTTGCTGTCGTCTTTGGTTGGTATTGTCGCCATGCTATAACCCTCAAAAGAATAGGGCGTACATTGCTGTACGCCCTATTATGGTGCTTACGCGTCAACCGCTTCGGCCATATCAGACCAGAACATACCGGACTTGAATGCCGCTGCGCGGATCGTATCGCCTGCCGCAGAAGTCGGCTTGGTCGAGGAATCATACTCGACTGCAGTCTTGGAGAAACGCGGGTCGGAACCGTCCAGCGTGTACTTGATCGTTTCGCCGGTGCCAGCCGTCAGCGTGACGGTATGGTTGGAAACCGCGATTGTCGGCTTCGTGCAGACCTTGCCAGCCGCGCAGGCAACATAGATGCCGTTTGCCATCGTCGGCATAACGAATGCGTCGTACAGGAACCGGCCCTCCACAAGCGCACCGCTATAGCCCTGCGGGTTGGTGTGCATTTTGTACTCGTGCAGCTTCACAGGGGAAATCGCGGCGTTCTTGAACACCAGCATGAAGTACACGTTGGCGGGCATTCTTGCGATCTTCTTGACGGGAACGCCGTCAAATTCGCCGACAATACCCTTGCCGAGCGCTTTCGCAGCCAGCGGCTCAATGTTGTTCCACTCGGACGCAAGCTTGATGAACTTGTAATACTTCGGATTGATGTAGAACGTGCGGCCCTCCGCCGGAACGTTGTGCTCGTCAAGCGCGACGTTCGCGTCAAGCATATTCTCGACAATCGTAGTCTTGGACGGTTCCGCCGAAAGAGCAACGTGCAGGCCCGCCTTTTCCGCCCATCTGTCCATACGGTAATTGTCGATTTCCGGGGTCACGACCTCACGCATCTCGCGGCGCAGGCACGTGCCTGCTTTCTTGATGCCCATCTGCTCCTTCATGTCGCCCTTGTCAATGACAAAGGAGAACGAACGATCCTTTTCCATCGGGAGTTCGTATTCCACGTCGGTCAGATCCTTCGGAACACCGTACCGGTTGCCGTTGCCTCTGCGGTTGTAGTCAACGAGCGGCACAGTGCCTACCTCGTGGAATCGGACAGACTTTACGCCGATAAATTCTCCGTCAAACTTCTTGCTGAACGAACCCTGCGTGTAGCTGTCCTGAAAAAATCTTTCCAGTACCTGACTGGAATACTTGTCTGCAAGATTGATAACTCCTGCCATATAGACCTCCTATTAGTCGTCGCTAAGGAAGCCCTCCAGGAACGGGTCTTTGCCGGTTTCCTGCTTCGTAGATTGCAGGCTTCCCAGCGATTTTTGTTTATTGCTTTCGTTTTTGGCGCGGATTGCCAGCTTTTCGTTGGCCTCCTTGAGCTGCCGCTCAAGCTCCCGCCGCTGATAATCGCCGTAGGCGTCTACCAGCAATTCCCCCTTGCCGACAGCCGACCAGACCTCCTGCGGGATGGTCTTGGGGTCGACGTCCTTAAACTTCTCCTGAAATCGGCGGATATCCTCGCGCTGCCGCGCTTCCGTTTCGCTTTTGCGCGTTTTCTCCGCTGTGGTTTTCTGCAGCCGACGTTCTGCGTCCTCACGCAGGATCCGTTCGTGCGCAACCTCCGGGCTAAGCCCCTGAGAAACGAGCATATTTGTGCGGATAACGTTCAGAAGATCCGGAATGTCCTTTCCGGCTGCTTCCGCCGCCGCTTTCAGCGCCTCAAAAACGGGTGCATTTTCGTCGCGGTACTTGGAAAGCTCCGCATTTTCTTGCTGTAATCGGTCGCGTTGCTCCGTTACATGGTCGTAATTCAGGCCCTTCTGCGCCAGTTCTATGACCTGCTGCCGCGTATACGGCTTCGTTTCCTTGTTGTACTTGAGGTCGAACATCGGTTCCTCGGTGCCGTCCTGCTCGTCAGCAGCCGTACCGTCTTCGCCCTGCGCGTCCTCAGCATCTTCGGGTTCCTGCTCCTGCAAGGCTTCTTCCTGCTCCTCCGGCTCGGTCTGGTTGCCGTCGCCGTCGGCTTCTGGCGTATCCTCGAATTCGCTCAGATCCACGTCGTAGTTGTCGTCGTCAACAACAACTTCGGTTTCGTTCTCGTTCATGGTGTCCTCCTGTATTTGGCTATGGTTGGCCAATTTAACGGCTATGGTAGGCCGTCAGTTTACGCATTTAACAGGACAATCCGCCGTAATACGGCGTAATGTCCTCCCACTTCGCGACTTTCTTTGCGGCAAGATCCCGGATCAGTTCGGAATACTTGGCATTGAAAAACGCCGCCATAGAATCATTTTCGCCCAGCAGCAAATGTGCCGCGAGGCCGTAGGGCATAATGCCCTGTGCAAGCACGTCGTCCAGATCGATCACGTCTGTAAACGCCTTGATCTCCGTGCAGACATCGCGCGTCCCGTCCTCCCGTGCCTCGTAGGTATCGGAATACGGGAACAGTTCGTGCCGCAGGATGTTGAGGATCGACAGCGTGCGCAGCTTGTATTCAGAAGTATCCGCCGTTGAGGTTTCGCCGGTCGTTTCGTTCTGCTCGTCCATCAGATGGATCGCGCGGGCAAATACCCATGCGGCAGTCGTCGTGTTCATAAACATATCTCCCGTGTATTCTTGTATGTAAATAGGTTAGTAGCCGATATAAGAAGCGCTCGGCGCGCCTCCGGTCATGTACTCGTCGTAGTCGTCCAGCCGGTCTTCCTCATAATCGTCGATTTCGACCGGTTTTTCCGGTTTCAGCGTCCGCATCACGCAGAAATAGCGCAGCGCGTCTACATCGTGTGTCAGCTCGTGCGGCTGCTTGGCGCAGTCGTTCGGATTCTTTTCGTCGTGCTGGATCGCCTGCAAATCGTCGATCAAACTCTTGCAGCTTTCGCAGATCATCAGGCCCGGCTTCCCGTCCGGCAGAGGCTTGAGCATTTCCTTCACAGCCATAAAGCCCTGCACACGGTTGTTCGCAGCTTTCAGCACCGGCAGGCCGCATTCGCCGAAGATCTGCGCCATTGTCTTGCCGGTATCCTTCTGCGTCGACCACATATCCGGCGGGGCGATCGTATACTCGATGCGCTCCCGCGCAGGTGTCAGAGAAATCGCCGCGCTTGCGGCTTCGGAAACGATCAGCCGCGTTTCGTTGTACTGCCGGTATACATAGCATCGACCGGCGAAATCGACCGCCACCCACAGGCAGGCAAACATATCGAGGCCGTAGTCGAACGCCCGGTATTTCGCCCAGCGTGGGTCAATCGGGAAATCCTCCGGGAAGGTATGCACCCCGCGCCGGAACTCCGGGAAGAACCCGCCGGACAACGCGTCCCAATCGCCGAAGCGGTGCGCCCTGCGCACGTCCTCTGGCAGAAGGTCAAGCGCGTTGACGTAATCGGGCGAACCTTCCAGCAGGTCAACGTTGTCTTCGACCGTCGCTTTGATAAACAGATAATCGTCCGGGTTCTCGTTCGGCAGAAAGTCACGCTTGACAAACAGACGCTTGACCCACTGATGCCCGATACCGCCGGGGTTGCACGTCAGATACATCCGCTTTGGAAACGGCGTCGCGCCTCGGCAGCAGGCCGCGATACCGCGGAACTCCTGCTCGGTGAACTGCGTCGCTTCTTCGATGAAGATCCAGTCGTATTCCTGACCTTGATATTTACCGGCGACAGCAGAGCCGAACCCGTCCATATTGCCGAACTTGATCGTCGAGCCGTTTTTGAAAGACAGAAGGTGCTTCTGCACGTTGTACACGGCAACGCTCTCCGGAACCAGCTTGACAATCGGGTCGATCACGCTGTTCTCAAGGTCTTCGTACCGCCGTCTGAGGATCAAAATTTTCAGTCCCGGATAGTACAGGCAAGCCCCGACCGGCTTTCTCTGCGTACACCAGCTTTTCCCGCCGCCTCGCGCACCGCCGTAACAGGTGTACTTCACCGTCGAGGCAAAGAACTGCCGCTGCGGCTCGCTGTTCGGCTTGCCGAGGTCGATTTTCACTGTTTCTCCCGGCGCTGTTCGCTTGTACGATTGCTTGCCCATGCAGTACCTCTGTGCTGTGCTCGTCTTGCCTGCCGGGTGTTCCTGGCACCCGACAGAACAAGAGGAAAGGAAGTAAAGAAGGAGGATTGCCCGCTTGCTTAAGGCAGGCAAGACCAACACAACACGGCTTTTTTGTTTGATTTTTGAAATTTTCACGGGCGGGATCCCGGAAGGGTGGTGCCCGTTTTGTTGCTACCCCGCTTTGGGGGATGGAAGACGCGTGGGTTCAATCATATATATACATAGGATTGAAGCTGGCCGCCCCTTTTCCGCCACCCCTCCCTATGCCCTCTCCTTTGCTTGGGGCTGTACGCACTCGCGCACGGACGAGGCAGGGCAGGCGCGGGGGCCTTAATGGCCTGCGGCCTGGGGCTACAGATGCACACACGCGCAGCACGCAGGTGCGCAGGCATTATGCAGCGTTATGCACTGCGGAAAGTATGTATATTATGCGGAGTATGCATAGATATTTGTATATTGTTATGACTTCCAGTTGATTCTCCGTGTTTTCAGAACTTATTGAGAATTATGAACGCAACAAAATAGATATTTGGTGGCGTTCACTTGAAAGCGTCCATGTCTCCGGCCTTATTGCCAAAGGTAACATTGACCTGCACGGCATTCCCGTTGAAGTCCTTCTGCCCTCCGAACTTATCAATTACGATACCCATAGACGTCGCAAGCTGCAGCAGATTTGCCCGCTCGATCTTGTCCGGCATGGCGTCCAGCATCATATCAATGACGGTCTGCGCCTTGTCCAGCTTGGAATCCATGAACTCACGCATGCGCTCTTCTGCCGCTTTTTTTGTCTCGGCGAGGACGTCAACATTATTGTCCACGATCCCCCGCGCAGTTTGGCTGTTGATTCCGGCGGCTCTGGCTGCTGCCTCAACGCTCCCGGTGTCCGCATACGCGACCAGGCAGGCCGCGCGCTTTGCAACGCTCGTGCGGTCTCCCTTCGCCATGCGATCACCTCCGCCGTGAAATCTGCGCTTGCGCGTCGCCTGCGCACGCTTGCAAGCTGGCTTGCAGCTGCGCTGCTAGCGCAAGCATAACAGCAAAAATGAATCATGGTAAAGAATTTGACCACAGGCGAAACAGACCCGAAGCCTTGCGGCGCAATGGTTTGAGGCCGTTTGAAAATGGGTAAATAAAGCTATTGACACGGGGTAAAGAAAATTTTTTTGAAAAACCTCTTGACATACTCCGGTGTATGCGCTATGATGAAGCCACAGAAACAAAGAAGCCGCCCCGGTGCTGGAACACCGAAGCGGCAAGTCCAAACAAAAACCAGTCACGATTTAAGAAAGGACGTATTTATTATGACACAGTATTTCGAGGAACACAACATGAAAGCCGCTGGATACTGGCCTTGCAGAAATGAGATCATCGCCGCGCACCTGTCCACCCCGCACAAATACGAGCCGTTCACGGAGCTTTTCGACGTGGGCCAGCTCGACGCCGTCCGCGACAAATACGGCGTGGACCTTTACCGCGAGTGCTACGCCGACGCGCTGCACGAAGTCATGGAAGCCGCAAACATCACAACATATCTCCGCGCCCTGGGCGTTGAGTGCAAGCCGATCTTCACCCCGGACGACTGCCACGTGAACTTTATCGCCGTGTTTTCCCTCGGCAACACGACCGCCCAACGCATCAACGAGATCGCCCGCAAAGCTGATCTTTGCGTCCTGTTCCAATGCCATACCCACTAATCAACCCATAAGCGGTGGCGGTTTAATCCGCCCCGCGCCAGAAGAAAGGAGTTTTTACAATGCGATATGCTATTGAGATCATCGGAAGCGCAAAGCGCCGCTGCTACTGCCTGAAATCCGTAACTACTACTGGGACTAACCCCATCGACGGCAAGCGCTACCGCACGGAAGATGCAGCCCGCGCCGCTGCTGTAGCTCTTGGGCTTGACGTATTCACAGTCGGCGATTTTTACGAGATCATGCGCGAGACCCGCAACGCACAGAACTGAAAGAAGGAGGTTTTTCCAGATGAAATACAGTGGAGAATGGACAGTTCGCGGCGCTTTGCAGCATGATGGCCTGTTTACACTCAATGGGCCAGATGATAATCAGCTCTATATGCCCGTTGGGGCGGAGGGCTGGAAAGATGGAGGAAACTCCTTCAATCTTTCCGCGCAGGAATTTGAGTCGATTCCTGCGCACATAAATGTTTTTGAGATTGATATCCCGCGTAGCCGCGCAAATTGGGAGGCTGCCGATGTTGACTGATGCCCAGCGCCGTTCTCAGCGAAAGACGCATACCAGCAGCGCAGTGAAAATGCGCTATAACGCGAAGACTTACCGCAAGTTTACGCTTACGCTCCGAATGGATAACCCGGAAGACGCGGTGCTGATAGACGCCATCGACCGCCATATTGTCAACGGGCGCAGCCAGTCGGAAGCCATCAAGGCCATCATGCGCGGAGAATAAACGAAAGCGCCCAGCCAATCAAGGCCGGTCGCTTCGCTTATTATCCCAGTTGTCAAGCAGCAGCTGCACCGCGTCCACAAACTCTTTGGAGATTTCGCCTTTGCCTGACAGGTATTTGTAACACGTCTTGCCGGAGTACGGTATGTACTCCGGCAGTTGATTGATCCTGATATTGCGTCGGTGCAGCTCGGCCCTCAGTCGTTGCCGCGTCCGTTCGCGTCCTCGCATTGGTTCGCCTCCTTTGTAACACCAGGCCCAAGATCTCCTTCTTCCCCGCGCGGGTCGGGCCCTGGCCCTGTCCAGACCCAATCTAAGTGGATATCCTTCGCTATTGGATTGTTTAATGCGCTTTGCACCATCTTGTCCCATTGCTCTCCCGCTGCTTCATTCAGTTCCTTCGCGTAAGCATAAAATTTATCGATATCATCTTTGTACGCTGCGCACAGAAACGCAGCACTAGTTATAACGTGCCACAGAGCCGGTAAACCGCTCTCATCGTCGAGCGACAGCGGATTATCCCAGATATGCAGAACGTAGCGCAGAAGGGCGTCCAGCCACTCCTCACGCGGTACCTTGCGCCAGTCCTCCGCATCGGCGTATTTTACCTTTTCAAACTCCCGCACCTGCATGATCGCCTCGATGCCCTCCACCGGCACGAGCGACGGGCGCGGCTTCCCATCATCGTACTTTGCGCCGTACTTTGCTCCCTTGATTTTGTCCATCAGTAATGTTGCCTCCCTTCGCGCTTTGCGCGGTTCGCATCGTGCAGCGTCCGCATACAGCCCCGTGTAGAGGCGTTGCGCGCCATTGCCTTCTGCTTATCGCGCTTGTACTTGTCCGCCTTTTTGCGGAACGCTATGTACGCCTCGCAGGTCGTATGCTTTGCCCCGCAGCCTTTCTCGGGGCAGCTTCCGCACGGAGCGGAATATGGGCTGATTCTTAAATCTCCCTGCATTCGTCCACCCTCACGCAAACCCGCTTGCCGCCCACCTCGACGACATAGCCCGTCCGGTTTGACCTGTATTTGTATTTCTCGGCGGGATAGACCCGCCCGCAGACAGGCCGCATTTCCGGATATACCGGGATTGATCGTGTAATCAGGCTCCGCACGCGCTCCGCCCGGCCCATCACAGCTTCCCTATGTGCCGTCCATGCGCATGCTTCGCTGCAAAAATTGTATTTTGCCTTGTACTTTGACGGTGCGCGCATAAGCGTTTTCCCGCAGGTGTCGCACGCCAGCTG